TGAATAGCCATACAAAATATAGAATAAATCGGTAATATAAAGGTTTCCTACTTTGCTGTTGCTGTTGGGTTTACACATACTATGCTTGCTCCTCTTGCTTCAAAGTTAATTGTTTCGAAGACTGGTTCTACTGGAACAATACCGTCAACTGAATGTGAATCAATTGTTACACCGTATAAGTTTACTTTAATTGATTTTTCTGCTGCACCTGAACCACCGTTAGTAAAGGTTAATTCTAATACTGTTGTTGAGCCAGAACCAATTTCTGATGCTGGAGGTGTATCAATTTGGTCAATTAGTTGTTGTAATTTATTATTATCTTTCCATGATGATTGGAATGTACCGTTAATATCAAATCCTTGTCTGTATGATGCAGTTGCTTTATGAGAACCTACTGCGTATAATAGGTTTGCATTTTGTGTAAATGACAATGATAAGTTTTGTACTTCTGCTACGGTTGTTAAACTTCCACCTGCTGGTGTCCATTTCAATACACCGTGTGCAAATGTATATGGGAAATTAATATCGTCTGCTGCTGGAGTTGAATCTAGTGATGTTGTTGCATCTCCTTCAGAACCAAATGTTATGTCTGCTGAACAGTTTACTAAATCGTCAACTGCTGTGTTAATTGTAAAACCTGTTAAAATACAACCAAGCATTTTTCTTGCTATGTTTTCTGTTTCCCCTGCAAATCCTACTTCTGTACTAAATGAAGTAACTGTTTTTGGTGGTGTTGCATATGTGTGAGTGTAAGGTGCTGAAGAACCAGATGTTGTGGCTGCCCCATATAATGCTTTCAAAAGCCAAGGGTTTGATAGTATAAAGTCTACTGAAACACTACCAGTCTGTTGACCATAAGCAAATGCTTCTCTTTCAACTTGATTTAATTTTCTTATATCTTTTCTAGAGTTGTTTAATGTGATTGTTCCTACTGATTGTTGTAGTCCAAAAGGCTTGTCAAATCCACTAGATACTGAACCGAATGTTGATTCCCATCCGTATTGAATATATCCATGTGCGCCTGTTCTTACCATGATAATATCATTCCCCTCTATAAGTATTTAAATATTACCTATGGATCCATTTTTCTATATGTGACTTCATATTCATGTCTAAACATATTTCTGTATAAATGACTTAGAGGAGTACTACCAATGAGTCTTAAATCGACAAAATCACTCCTTCTTATCTGATCTTTTATGATTCTATCAACTTCATTAACTTTTTTCTCATGGTCTTCTAGGCTCAAATATGTTCTAATATCTAAAGTTATTGTTACTGAATGAAGATGGTTCGTACCATACAAATTAAAGTATTCAATATCCTCGGTGTCAGGCTGTAATAATATTATGGGATTTCTACTATCTCCATAACCAATAGTCTTTTCATCATAAATATTAACTACTCTTGGTGGATAGCCTGCATCATCTGCTCCGGTATTCCATTTTTCCTCTATGAGAGTTTTTATGTCTGCTAATGATGTGTATGTGGCACTTCCCATATTTATAATTCTCTTTCCTTGTATTTATACTTTCAATCTCATATGAAGTTTGGACGGTCGGTTCTTTTTATTTTTGGGTTATATTTATTAATATATGTTGTATTGCCCTTATTATCTCGTCTTTCTTCCCATTTAGTTTTAAATCCTTCATCATGCCATTTCCTTTGAATAGCAAACGCTTTTCGTTCAATTTCTTTTTCAGATAAATCAGCATTATTTGCTGCCACAAAATCCTTCAAAGGTTTCATTTTTACCCATATTCCTACAGGTGTTCTCGCTTCTAAGTAAATTGCATTGAATGCTTCTTCACTTATTACAAATTTAGTTCCTTCCATTTTCAAACTTTTGATTGCAGCACTATTTCTATCCATACCTGTTTCTTCTGCAAATTTATCTCTTAATTCTTCCATAGCATTTAAAAATATTTTAGAAGATTTAGATTGTGCAAAAGTGAATTTTTGTCTTCCTACTGCGAATGCTTCAGAATATCTTCGTCTGTCTTGTGCTGTATCTCTAGACATACCTTCAACTGCTTCTGCTTCTGCTTTCTCTCTCATTTTTTCTATTAGCTCCCAAGCTTTTGCCTGAAAATGTTTTTTAAAACTAAAATCAGGTACTTTCTTTCTCATGAATTTAGTAAAAGAAGATTGTCTTCCAGCTTTTACTCTTTTCGAATCAGTCATCTAGGTTATCGTAAATACTTCTCTACGATTCTCAATACACTTTTCGATGTCTCCTCTCCAATCTTTTTTGATTGATTCAAGATCAACACCTGAACCACCGATTGGTAGTCTGTCCATTCTTAAACTTCCATTGAGAACATCTATTGCTGTCATTTTAACAACACAATCTTCAACATCATATGGTATAGTAGCATCACCTGCATAACCCTCTCCACCATATCTATATGTAACTCTTACTCTGTTCTTTCTTAAAATTGAAAATATAAAACCTCTAAGATGTATAACACCTCTTTCATAGTTTGCATCATACCATTGAGAGTTTCCAATTATATTTTCCCAAGTAGATGAAGATCCCTGCCAAATTTCTATTTTATCTCCTTCTGATGTATTTAAATCATATACATTTCTGTGTTGTAAAAATACTGGAGTACCCCAACCAAAAGTATAAAGTAATGGTAAATCATGTAATTCTCTTGTCTTGGTTTTTAATCTCCAAGCATGACCTGTTCTTCTGTCAAACTCATCTTCTTTTCGATTTATGATTTTTTCAATTTGAGCCTTATTAGGAATACTAGTAGCAGTAATGGGGATTCTGAGCAAATCTGCAACATCTTCAACTGAACAGTAGGTTGTAGCCATGATAGTGTTGAGGTGATATCGTATTTAAATTTACTTAAAGACGATAAGATATTCAGCATCTCCGGTTATATCACACCTGATACCGTCTTCAAATCTTCTATGAATTCTTCCATTATCTTGAACTTCCTCACCAAATACTGTAAATACTATAGGTGCAGAGTTTGTAGTTCCATTTCTTAATATAATTTTAGAACCAGATGAACCTTTCTTTGTAACTTTAACACCAACTACTACCCCATGTCCACCTTTTACAGTGGCATCAGAATTGACATTTGCTACATCGTGGTTAAGTTCTACCATAATGAGTAATCTATGTGTTCATATATAAACTTTATTGAGAAAAAAAAAGTCGGCTATTTTGGACTCTAGTAGCCTATGACTAGAAATTCGAATACTTTGTTTGCTATTGAGGTACTGTTTGCTACTTCTGCAAATACTGCACCTGCTGAGCCACCTACGGAATAGAGTTTGATTTTCTCATTTGCCTTGTCATATTCTACTTTGTATAGTGAATCGGTAAATTCCGGAATCACTGCAACGAGTGTAGAAATTCTTCCCTCTTTGAGGTCGGCTGCCACTCCGTTGGTTGCATATGCATCAGAGCCACCTGCTGTGACTTTGACTTTATATACTCGCAATTTTGAGGTTAATGCTGCTTGCCATGAAAGTGTCTTTCTGACGTTAGCATTAGTCCAATCTGCTGTACTGACTGTTACTGCCATAACTATTGAAATCAGTTATCTTTTATAAAGTTTCGCTTATATGTGTCTATTAGATTCTGTATTATTCTCCTTCTGTATAGGTTTTGAGGAGATGTTTCAGGTATTCTTTCTATGATAACAATCCAATCAGCATAGTGTTGTTCCCAAGTTTTATCGTCACCGTACATTATGGACACACCCTCGTTTGAGCTGTGTTAGGATTAACACAATCAGGTCTATCAAAAGGAGAATTTGTGCTTGGTGTTGGATCATGGAATGCCAAACCAAACATCATTATAGAGAAAAATAAAATTATAGGAACTATCCAAATCCATTTTGAAAAAATTGGAATGTCTCTATGTGACATAGATATATTTACAGGTTCACCTATTTAAGGGTTAAATCTTTTGATAGATGTCCTTTAGGATAAGCTTTTCTTTCTTTCTCTGTTAGAGGTACGTTCATTATATTATATGATATCTACTAAGCTATAAGCATTTCCCCCCTTAGCATACGCTAAGAAGTGTTCAAAAAAAAAGAAAAAGTATTTTATT